ACAATCAGCAGGTAAGATTTATATTTATTTTACTTTACTTTTAATAATTAATTTTGTATAATTTAAGTAAATGGAGGTGATAAAATGTTAAAATATAATAATGATTATATTATCAATTATATAAATGAAAATTATAAAAATTTTAAAATAGTAAGTATAGATGGTAATGGAAAGGAAGCTATTGTAACTTTATGGTGTGGCGTTAGTGGTCATAAACATATACAATGCACATTTGCTAATCTTTTATATAAAGATAGTTTTCACTGTAGAGAATGTAAAAAAGATGATAAGATAAACGAAATAAAAAAGATTATAGGTGATGAATATCAAATAATCTCAATAGATTATATTAGTAATGATTGGATAAGAAGTAGAGCTATATTATGGTGTGGAATAGAAGGACATGAATATATTGATGTATCTTTTAAATCAATAATAAATGGAAATATTATTGGATGTAAATTATGTAGAAAAAATAAACATATATTAAAAATAAAAGAAAATGTAGAAAAAGTTAATAAAAAATTAATAGAAGTAAAAAAATATAATGAAAAAGATTATCACAAATCAAGAATAATAGTATCTTGTGGTAATGAAAAACATGAATTAATAGAGACTTCTTTAAATAAAATTATAAATTCAAACGTTAAATGTAAGGATTGCATAAAAGAAGATAATATTAATAAAATGATGCTATATATAAATTCTACTCAATACAAATTTAATAAAATTGTAAAATATTGTGAATCAGATTATATAAAAAGTATGGTAGAAATAACATGTCCAAAAGATGAAACCCACATATTTACAATGAGATTTTCTAATTTTAAATATGAAGGTAAAAGATGTCCTCATTGTGGTATGACTTATGGTGAACAAGAAGTTGCAAATGTATTAAAAAGATACAATATAAAATATAAATTTCAATATAAATATAAAGATTGTAGATTTATAAATCCTCTTCCTTTTGATTTTTATTTACCTGATTATAACATATTAATTGAATACGATGGTAAACAACATTATGAATCAGTAGATTTATTTGGTGGAGAAAAAGGTTTTAAATATACAAAACAAAATGATGGAATAAAAAATCAATACTGTAAGAATAATAATATAAAATTAATAAGGATACCATATTGGTGTTTTAATAATATAGAAGAAATATTAATTAAAGAATTAAAAGTAAACATAAATAAATATGAATAAACTTCAACGACTAGAACGTAAGTTCGTAGGGTGTAAGTGATTGACACTCGAAATGGGAGTTACCTAATAATAGGTAGTGATATAGTCTAGTCTCATATGAAAGTATGAGCAGTTCATAAGAGAACGTACATAACGTAGCGAATTATGTAGAATATAACGGTTTTGATACATTAAACTCAGTATTAAGACCATTCTTAAACTGTGTTAGAATACCAAAATTTAAGAATAGAGATGATGGAAAATATGCAGATTATCCATCAGAGGAAAACCAAGAGATTTATTTGAGCAGTGCATTAAAACTAGTGCAAACTATGGTGAAATGTAGATAGCTATAGTTGAGTATCAATCAAAATCGGTCATATGTATAGTGATATACATGGTAAGAAAGACTAAGTGTTAATTTAACATAAGTTGATACCGAGGTAAGTTAAGGAACTAAAAAGCCTTATCCACTGTAACGCATAGAGATTGAACCTTTGCAAGAACTATTATATAATAGTTCTTTTTTAATTGCAAAGAATAAAATATCTCCAAGAGTGATTGACACACGCTACATTTATTGTGTGAAAATATATGCTGAACTTATAGGAAACTATAAGAACTAAAGGATAAAAAGCCTTTAGGATAACAATTTGGGTTCGAGAATCATTGGAGTTATGACCTCTATTCTTCCCATGTTAAGAAAATGTTAGCAGGTGATGATTATTTTGTATGTAATTTACCTTATCAATTATCTGCTTATCATGGAATATTAACTAAAAAAAGAATACAAGATATTTTATCAGATGAGAATATGTCGGAAATATCATTTATGATGGAATTTGAAGCATTATTTTATTCTGATAAAGATACTAGTTATTTTAAATCAAGTGACATATTACCTTGCAGAACATTGGAATATGCATGGTATCCTCCAACACCTGAGGAATATTATAGAAATAAAAATAAAGAGAAAAAGAGTTATCATTTGAAAAAATTAAATGATAAAGAACTTAGAATAATTAGTTGTGATATAGCCTTAATGAATAGTAAAAATGGACATGACAACGATAATGCCGTATTTACTTTTATAAGAAGTATTCCAAAGAATCAAAATTATATATCACAAGTTTTATGGCAGGAAACCTATGATGGTTGTACAGCCAAACAATTAGCATTAAATATAAAAAGATTATATTTTGACACTCAAAGTGATTATATAGTACTAGATACTGCCGGTAATGGGATATCTGTGTTAGATGAGTTAGGTGAATATACAACAGATGTAGAAAGAGGAATAGTTTATCCTCCATTAAAAGCAATGAACGATGAAAAATATGAAGAACGTTGTGGTTATTCTGAAGCACAAAAATCTATATTTTGTGTTAATGGTAACTCAAAGTTTAACCACGAAATTGCAGTAACCCTTAAAACAGCATTTCAAAATAAAACCATTAGATTATTAAAAACACAATTTGAAGCAGATGACTTTATAGAAGGATATCATAAGATGTCTCCTAAAGAACAAGCTGACAAATTAATGCCTTATATTCAAACTTCTTTAATGCAAGATGAAATAACTCAATTGGAATATGAAATAAAAGATTCTTATATTAAACTTTATGAAACCACAGGTAAACGTAAGGATAGATATTCAAGTTTAGCTTATGGTAATTATTTTATAAGAGAAAGAGAAAAAAAATTAAAGAAAAAGAAAAAAGGTGGATTAGCTAATCTATGGTAGTCTTATTAAAATATTGAGAAAGAAAGGGATGATATGAGTGAGTGAAGAAAAAAAGCAAAAGAAGTTGTTTGCCGAAACTTCTGTAGCTAACAATGCGCAAAAATATACAACTAAACCAGTTAAATATAGTGCTAGTGAAATAATGGGATTCTTAGAAGACCCACAAGCAAATGCACTTGCTTTACAAAAAGCTAGTATTTGGTTGTATTATAATAGTGGTATATACAATAGAATAATTAATAACTATGCTGGTATGAATATCTATGATTTATATTTATATCCAACTACAATTAGTAAATTTTCTAAATCAAAAAGAAAAATAACACCTGATAAATTATATAAAGATTATTTAGATATAAGTAATTTATTAGAAAGAATTAGTTGGAAGTCAAATTATCGTAACATAGGAGTTAACCTTATGATACAAGGAGAAGTTTTCTTATATGATGTATCTGATAATCAAGGTACGATATTAAAAGAAATACCAACAGAAATATGTAAGATATGTAAGGTTATAAATGATAATTTATATAAATATGCAATCAATGTTAATAAATTAGGTACAGCAGAATATTATTCAATGATGCCTTTAGGTTTACAAAGATTATATGACCAACATAAAGCAGGTTCACTATCACCTGAACAATATTTAGGAACTGCTGGTTCAGGTTATGTAATAGTGGATGACCCTGAAGCAATATGTTTAAGTTTAAATAATATGACTTCAACAAAATCTGTTCCAACTTTATCTTATTTATTTCCTTCATTATTAAGATTAATGGAAGAAGAAGAAAATGAAGTTGTGGAAAATAAAGCTAATAATTTAAAAATGATACATATGCAATATGATGTAGATGAAGAAGGTGAATCAAGGATAGCAGAAGCCGACCTTATAAAAATGCATAATTCAGCTAAAGCTAATTTACCAGTAGGAGTTTGTGTAAATACTAACCCTTTGAAAGTACAAGCATTAACATTACAAAGAACTGGTAATGTAAATGCAAGTAATAGACAAACATTAACTGAATTAGTTTATAATAATTCAGGTGTTAATAGTGAGATATTCAATGGTAATCAAAGTAATAACCAAGCTATACTTACTGGGGTAACAGCAGATGAAATATATTGTGATGTTTTAAATAATGTATTTGAAAACTATACTAAATATAGAGTAAAACAATTAAAAAGAAATCCTTTATGGATGGTTAGATTTGTAAGAAACACTCAATACAATAAACAAACTTTAGTAACAGAATCAATGCAAGGTTGTACAGTAGGATTATCAAGAATGAAATTTTTAGCTTGTAATCATTATGCACCATTAGAAGCATTATCATTACTTGAATTTGAAACTGAAAATGGTATAGACGAATTCTTTGTACCTCTAGCTACTTCTTACACTCAAAGTGGAGATGAAGAAGAAGAATTAGGTAGACCTAAAAATTCAGATAACCCTGATAATCAAAAAGATGTTGGCGAGAATCCTGATAGCACTAAATAATACTTCATTTTTCGATATTTTATTAAAAATATCGTCTTATAAATAATATGTAAGATTGACATTTTTCAAAGGAGAGTGTTGCTTTTATGCTTGTTTATACGACTGATGAAAGTATAAAAGATAAATTGTTAGATAATAAACAAGTTCTAAAAAAACAAAAAGAAGTTAATGGAGAAATGATTTATGTATTCTTTATTAATGATATGAGTTTATTAAATAGAAATTTTAGTAAAGAAGAAAATAGTAAAATAATATTAGTAAATAACAAATTTACCTTCTAATTTGAAAGGAGGTGTAATTATGAATAACAAACTTAGATTACCTATTAAAAGATTTGAAAGTACAGATGAAGTTTTAGTTAACACAAACTTTAAAAAAGTTAAAATATACATTATGCATACAGGTGAAAACCTTAATGGTTCTGTATTTTCAGTAGATAGTATAAACGATTCAATAGATACACTTGCAAACATTCCAATATTGGCATTTGTTGAAAAAACTGATGGACAAGATAATAAAGATTTTGCAGGACATGAAACTGATTTAGATATATTTACAGATGAAGATGGAACAATTAAAGTAAGAGAATATTATAAAGAAGTACCTATTGGAGTAATACCTGAAAGTAATGATTATTTCTTTGAAGAAAAAGATGGAGAAACATACTTAGGGTGTTATGGTTACATATGGAAATGTTATTCTAATGATGCTTATGACATATTAGAAGAAGACCAAGAAAAAGAAGTCTCTATGGAAATTTATATAAATAATTGTTCTTATGATAGAAAACAAAGATGTAATATTAATAAATTTGAATTTCTTGGAGTTACAGTGTTAGGTGCTAAATACCCAGGAGTGATTAGCTCCCTATATGGAGTGATTCATATAGCAAACTCTCTGAATTGCTTGTAAATCCTAAAGCTAACTAAACTACAACGTGATTGGAAACAATGGGCGTGAATGTGGCGAAAGCAGAAAAAATTAGTTAGATGGTATATGGTTAAATCCTAAGTACT